AGTGCCTTACTCAGGACATCAGGAATAGCATTCTTTGATAGTGTCTGATGTTTTCCATCAATTATCTGAATTGACTCCATCACACTATTAAACACGGCACGATCTTGACACCACTTCTCAGTAGAGTCAATTAACCATTCTAAGTTTTCTTTTTGGGGAGTAAATATATTTGGCAATATTTCTATTGCGTGTCTATACTGTTCGTCGTTTAGTCTGTCGCCAGAATCGATTTCAATTTTGAAAGCTTCCATACTAGGAAGTTTATTGTATTTTGCAATGAATAACGTGAACTCTTTAAAGAGGCCCTTATAGACCCCCTCAAAGTATTCGGGTTGTAAAAATGCAGCAACCTTTCTTGCGTAATCATCATTCGTTAACAGATTCCTCAGAATCGTCTGTTCCAGTGTTATCTCCAACTTCATCATCTCCTGTAACTAAGCTGCCTTCATTATATGCTACCTCAAGAATATTCTCAAGTATTTTTGTGGTCTTGTTTTGTAAATCAACATCTTCAGATGTAAGACCATCAATGGGAGAGGAGACTACCGAAAAACTAAACTTCAGTCTATCCATCTCTCCGTCAAATTGTATGTTACCATACACAATTACAGTTTCAACAAAATCTCCAGTAAGAATTCTTACGTGCCAGGCTTGTTGGTTACTTGCTTCACCAACAGGCACTAACTCATAATCTACATTCTCAGTTTGATTATATTGTTCATTCATAATAATACCCTATTATACACTATTCGAAGGGGTTTGTAAACCCCTATTTTCAACTATATGCAACTGAAGCTTCTTCAACAATAGGTTCTACAAGTTCCGGAGAATTGTAACCTATTTTGTAAGTCTTCTTCAAAAACTCTGGGAAGTCTGTTGTTTCCAAAATAGGTTCCCAGAAATCTGCTGTTAGAGTTTCCTTTAATCTTAATTTGGAACCTATAACTTCTCCTGTAGTCAAGTCCACTCTCTGGTACCAACCATTAGATGGTTTATCGACATACCCTCCAGCAAGTGCGGCATCAAGAAGACCAGAATACTTCTGTACACCACCAGCCCAAGATACACCGATAGGAATCTTAGACTTCTCTTTAACATAACGAGACTTCTCTACGTTGATCACAAAGTCATAACCAACTACCTCAGTACCCTGTTTCTCTTGACGACGACCGATAATCCAAACATTGTCCGCACTATACATGATACCAGTACCACCACTTACTACATCTTTTGGAAACAGACCAATCTCTTTATAAGTGTGATTGATTGCGATCATAGGAATATTTTTCATAGACAAAGGTGGAGTAGCCATTCGGAACAGACCTTTCAGTGCCTTCGCACGAGACATATCTGCAACACCCTTTTCATTCAAAGCATCTTCTAGTTCTTTCTTTGAAGCTAGATTGCCTATAGAGTCGATAACTATAATGACATCATCTTCTCTATCTAGATTTTCTAGTTGACTCATAAGATCAAACTTTAATTCTTCGACATTGGTAATTGGTGTATGAAGAACTCGATCAGTATCGATACCGAACTGTTCAAAGTATGTCTGGGGGGAACCGAACTCAGAATCGTAAAAGAGAATTACTGATTCAGGTTTACGTTCCAAATATGACGATGCCATCAACAAAGCAAACGAAGTCTTAAAATGTTTAGATGGACCGGCTAAGACAGTAAGTCCCGGCATAATACCACCATCTACGGAACCACTTAACGCTACGTTTACCATAGGAACATCAGTAGGTACCATATCTTCTTCTGTGAAGAACTTACTCTTCGATAGGATCTCCGTCGTCTTGAGTTTGCTGTTCTTTTTTAGTTTGTTCATTATGTTCATTTCTATCTCCAAAATTCACGAATGTAATATTATTAACTCTTTCACGTTCATCTAACTCGTAATGTTTTCTATATCGAGTATTGATGTCTAGGACTCTTTCTAGTATGTCCATTGACACAACTTCACCATCTTCATCAGTTTGTTCTGAGAATTTAAGTAAAGCATTAGTATCTTTCGGCAGACATGCACCACCGAAACCACGTTTCTTATCAAAGCCGGGCACACGTGTATGACCGATTCCAACTCTAGGATCTAATCCTACAGTACGGGATATAATATTATAACTGCAACCATATGCATTGATCAAATCATATATCTGATTGAAAAATGTTACCTTAGTTGCAAGGTAAGAATTTATCGTATACTTCACAAAGGAAGCTTCGAATGCTGTCATATAGTGATAATCATTAGAAGAGCATCCACTAAAGATATCATATATCTCACTTAGTTCTTGTGTAGCAGATTCTGATCCTCCCATAACATGGTAGTCAGCATTCACAAAGTCTGCCTTAGCATTGGACTCTGTAAGAAACTCCGGATTATATACAAATCTATCAATATGTTTACTATCCATAGAACTGTATATTCTATCCACAACATCTGGAGTAATTGTTGATTTAACAACAACTAAAGCATCTGTATGGATAAGAGATTTTTGTACCGCATCAATAACAATAGTAGCATCGACCTTTCCATCTTCACCTTGTGGTGTAGGTGCACACACAAACACTAGATGAGGAGAAAATTCCTTTAAGTCATCAATTGAAGTGTTATACTTTGGATCTACAGCATAAGACTTTACTAGGGGGTGGGTGAAGGCATATTCTACAGCTTGTCCAACAAACCCATGACCTACTATAGCAAGTCGAAATTGGTTCTTAGGACTTAATGGTTTATTATTCATTATTTAACCTTATGGTAATCTTTGTACCATGCATAAAAGTTTGCAATACCGTCTTCGATATTAGTTTTAGGAACATAACCTAGTTCCTCTAATTTAGTTGTGTTAGACCAAGTCTCTAAAGAATCTGCTGGATGTCTAGGAGCCAGATCGATGATAGCCTCTATACCACAGTTCTTTTCAATCTCTCTTACAAAATGCATAAGGTCGACTTGTTTACCACGACCAATATTAAAAATTTCACTATTCGCAATTTCATTATTGTGAATAACGATTTCAATACCATCTAAGATATCTTCAACGTATGTGAAGTCTCTTTTCATATTACCATAATTATACACTTTTATTTCGTTTTTGTCAAGTATATTTTTAGTAAAATCAAACAAAGCCATATCGGGTCTTCCCCAAGGGCCATATACAGTAAAGAATCTAAGTCCTGTATTATTCAGTCCAGATATCTCAAACTGGATCTCATTAATGTACTTGGTATAAGTGTAGGCATTTAATTGTTTTCCAAGTATCTGATTTTCTTTCCAACCATCTTCGGGTATCTCAGTTCCACCGAACACACCAGAAGTTGATGCATAAATGACTCTAACATTAGGGACTACTTCCTTACACACTTCAATAAGGTTTTGAGTTCCATCAATGTTGTTTGCATGGTATTCAGATTCCTTTCCGAAAGAATCTCTAACACCAGCGTGTGCAGCAAGGTGAACTATGATCTCAGGTTCAAAATCACCTAACACAATTCGTAATCCATCTCTATCTCTCAGATCACATTCAGAAATATCTAATTCAAAATGTTCTACTCTATCTCTTTTCAAATCTGGTTCATAAAGATGATTGTTGTAGTTGTCTAAACCACGAGCATTATGTCCACTATTCCTTAGTCTATTTGTTAATTGTGAACCGATAAATCCTGCGGCTCCAGTTACTAATATTTTCATTAACCTTTCCTATAAACGTATTCTAGCGCTCTATCAGCTTCTACAATAATTGGACGATTCTCATACCAATTACCATTACAAGCATCAAAATCTTTACACAATTCAGCAATCTGAATTGCAGTTATTGGGTATCCTTTCTTTATAGCGTTTCCAGCTATAGCTATCATTATCTGATACATTTTTGCGTACCATCCAGTTCCAGTTATAGTTTGATATTCCATCGCCATTCTTTTTGGAAAGAATGGACAATCTCTAAAACCAGTCCATCGATACTCAGTATTATTTAGACTATTCTTACGATGTTCTATGACCGCACTTTGCATTTCTATAGGTAATCTATCAAGGAAGGAATTTCCCGTCTTCTGGACATAAGGGTGTTTAGCAATAAGTTCTGAAGTGTTTAATGCCTTACCAGATGTATTATGAAAAATAAAACCATAGGCGTCAGGATAATCAGCTGGTACATAATACATACGCGCCAAGTCTTTAGTTTGCGGATCTCCCATTTCCCCCAGTTCGGTATTGAGGGCGTGCCAGAACGCTTTAATATTATCTCTCTGTATCTGTTCGTCAATCCTAAATACAATACGAAACTTAAGATAATCCATACGACTAGAAGCAGTGCTATAAACCACATAATCGACATCTCCCAATTGTTTAGAAAGTTGTTCATTTAGATCGTCCACACTGTTAGAAAACCTATGAGTATCAACATCAACAGCACACCAACCACCCCAATATAAAGTATTGTCATTAGAACGCGTACTATCGGTTTTAAAAACAGCAGGGCTAATAAGAGGACTAGAATTATTTCCACCTTTCTTTCCTTTTTGTTTGCTCAATTTATAAAGTTCTTGGACGAATTCATCCCAAGTATCGTAAGAAACTTTTCTATGAGTCTTGTTATCAAACTGATTTTTGAATATAGTTAATTCGTAATTCATGTTGATATTATAACATACTTAGGGGTATTTGTCAACAGAAAAAATCCTCAAGTGATGCGCGAGGTTCAGCTGACCAGTCAACTGCCTCCAGTATAGGTAACAATGGATCGAGGAAAGTCTTATCAAACATCTTATCATAGTCAATGTACTTATGTAGATTGACCTCGGGCGGTAAGAACTGAGGATAGGATACTACGTTCTCACTGATAGGATTAGGCATCTTAAGATAACAAAATTTGATCTTCTCACCATTCTTAATATATTCATATCTTTTATCAAGGGAAAGTTTTTTAATCTGATCATTGTACAACAAACTACCACGAACATGTATGGGAGTACCTTTTGAGTATATACTCTTGGCATCTCTCCACTTCTTAAGATCAGAGACAGACCGAGGGAAGGATACCGACTCTGGGGGAAGAGTACGAAAATCTGTGCGGAAGTTTCTTATAAAACTTTGAGTATCACTCTCACTACCATTTATAATAACGTGGAAGATTTCTTTGAACTTATCCCTGACCGTCATAGGAGTACTAGACTTGATAGCTTCAATACCCATCATCTTTAGTTTAGGTTCTGCGTACTGGACACCCTCATTATTATGTACGTTGAGGATGTATCGTTTCTTAGCTACCCAGATACCCTTGTCCGCGATTACCTCACGACCCATCTCCATTCGGTTTTCATACGCACCAGTCATGTCAGCCATCTCCTGATACGACTTAGTCAGGACAGGTTCAAAATGATCCTTACAAATGTTATCTAAAAACTTAACAGGATTCTTAGGAGAGAACTTTTCGACCAAGGATTCCATTCGGATATATACCGAGTCGGTATCGATAGCAACAACATAATCTTCCTCAGTCTTAAGAAGTTTTTGCATCTCGTCGTTGACGGTTCTTTCTGCCCACTTAATGGCTAACTGTCCAGCCATAGTAATAGACTCCGCAACACGTTGATCGAAATACCGGAACCATCGGTTACCCAAAGCACCATAGAGTGAGTTCATAAGAATCTTGATTGCCATTTGTTGGTTATCAAGTTGGGATATCTTATTCTTAAGCGAAGGATCTTTGGTATTCTCAAACTCTTGTTGGGTCTTCAACATCTCCTTCTTAATAACTTTACGATCATTATAATAACGAGTAATAATCTCTGGGACAATACCCTTTCGATCATGAGAAAATCTGACTCCAGTGGGAGCGATAGAGTGACAGAGTTTTGTGTAATCAAAGTCATCATTAAACAACTTGCCTTCTAGTATTTTCTCTACCGATACATCAGGGACAATACCATCAAGGACAGTTTCGGGGGACATATTATATTGAACGATTAGATTGGGATAGAGTGAGTTCAAGTCAAAAGACGTTACCCAACTATGCTGACCAACTTGAGGTTCCTTAACATATCCGCCGGGGTATGGGGTCTTCGACTTCTCTATTTTGGGGGGACATGCAATCTTTGATTGATTCAACATACGATAGATAATGACATCCCATATAGTGGTCGTACCTAGGGTGTCGGAATAGTTAACACCAGCTCGGTAGGCCATTGTCATAACCAAGTCAATAAGACCAAGAACTCCATCAATCCGAAGTACGAGTTCAGTATCTTTAATGTTGTAGTCAATATATTTTTGTGGGTCCTCAATATAGAGATTATGCAGACTTCCGTGTTCCTCGTAGGACAACTTACGTTCATCAAGAACAACATTTGCGATGTGATCCAGTCTATAGGATTCTTGTTGACCTAATGTATTGTAAGTAAACTTTCGGAATAGATCAAAGTAATCTAGTTGCGCCACACCCATAATATCAAATGTGTCAGCTTCGTCCATACCAAATTTATTGACTCGTCCCTTCTTAAGTCTGACCACACCCCAAGGAGAAAATTTCCTAGACTCTTCCTCACCGAACAAACGCATGGTCCTATTAATAAGATAGGTCATATCAAAAGAAGTACTGTTCCATCCAGTGATGATATCGGGGGTCCACTCTTTCCAGTGTTCAATGAACTTTGTCATCAACTCAGCTTCAGTCTCACACTTAACATAAAGAACATCATCTCTGGTATTCTCATAATCAATACAAGACCATACCCGACGGATACCGTCTCTCTGGATTATAGTTATAGCTGTGACAGGGTGTTGTGCGAGTGTTGGTTCGGGGAAACCTTCCTCAGAGTGAACCTCAATATCTATGTAGGTGACCTCAACATCCTTAGAATCGAAGTTTATGTTGTTAGGAAACTCTTCAGAAATATATTGGTAAATGAAGTTGTTCATACCATAGACTCGGAAATTTTCTACGTTGTCATAACGCTTTATAAAATCAGAAGCTTCCTTCATAGATTCTAGTTTTATAGGCTCTAGATTTATTTGATCAAGACCCTTCCAAGGAGTCTGTTTTTTGGGTGTGGGGATAAACAAGGTAGGTTGAAAGGGGACGCGTTTCTTTACACGAACACCATCCTTATATCCTCGGTAGAGGATGTTATTACCGTAACGAGTTACTGATGTATAAAATTCCATAAAGTCTCCATAATATATAATAGGTATTATACACGATTCGACAAGGAATGTAAAGTGTTTTATTCGATAACGTGAAAATAATTATGTCTTGTCCAAGGCTTTTCTATATGTCGATCTATGTATGTGTGATGATCTTGAGTGACCATAAGACTCTTAGATACCACTTGTGTAGTAGGATTAGGTATGCTATTTTTCTCGTCCAAATCTGGTTTGTTAAAGTAAGTTCCACAATCTCTACCAAATCCCAAAGTGGTACATTGAGTCCAAGGATGAACTACAGTAACTTCCTTTCCGTGGTATCTAACTCCAGACCTTTCCAAGTACTGAGTAGAGTATGTTCTATACAATCTCTGAAGAGTGCAATAGGGACCACAGTTTATAGGGAAATCCTTATTTATTAAAAGATCGTACTGCCAGGCAGCGCAATGAGTATCTAAGGAGTAACAACCCATAAACAAACCAATGTTTACGTAAAATGGTTGATGTGATCGAGTAAAATCTACCATCAATTCGAAAGTATTCAGGTGTTGTGGTAACAGGTAAGTATCATGTTCCATCACAAAAAATCTTTCGTCAGATTCAGATTGCATTCTCATAAGTTCCCAATGAGAACACATGCCAGCCTTTTCTGTTTCAGAATGATCTTGAGTTTTTTTACCAGATCTTATGTCGGCCAACATTATACTAGGACACCATTCATAACGATAACAGTGTTCATAGAAATCGGGAGACTCTGGGGTTATTGCATCGAATGTTCTTATTTCAGAAATAATACCAGCATCGATAGCTGGTTGGAAGGATCTTCTAGAAATTTCCGCGTATTGTTCAGACCTATAGTCTCCCTTCATTACAATTTGATACGCTATCATATATTTTCCTAAAAGGTCGGGTGAGTTTTTTAAGACTCACCCTATTTAAAAAGTTTCTTGACGGTGTTACCTTAGTGGAAATATTGCCATAAAGTAACTTGCCATTAAGACTGAAATTACCAGATACTCAAAATGTTCTACTTCCATTTTTTTCACTGTTTTTTTAGTCTTTCTGATTATAGTCCGCATTAGATTCTCCTCGCTAATTAATTGAAATTTTGCGAGGTCGCCTTTCTTCAGGTAACTCTATCTCCATTTGGATCGATAGAATACCGTCCTTAAGAAGGGCACCAGCCACTTCTACATATTCGGACAATCTGAATACCCTTTTAAACTTTCTTGTTGAGATGCCACGATGGATATAATCCTTGTCAGCAGAACCGCTACTATCACCCACAACAGTGAGAGTACGTTCTATAGATTCAATTTCGATTTGTTCTTGGGTAAATCCCGCAACAGCGATTTCAATAAGGTAATCTGTGTCTGATACCTTTATTATATTATGAGGAGGGTAGTTATCGTTTGCATTTTTTGCAACGAAGTCCAACTCGTTAATAAGATGATCGAAACCCACAAACGCGTTACGTGGGAATAATTGCTTTACAGTAGTCATATTTTTTCTCCATTAGTTTCATGCAAGATTAATGGGTACCCGACCATTCGGCATACCCGATTATATATATAAGTATTATAACACAAAGTTTATAAAAAGTAAAGTTTTTTTTAGGGAATACTATGTCGATCGACAATGAAGAAGAATGGCACGACTACGAAGAATGGAAGCGCCAACATGAAGAGGATAATCCAGATATCAACTATCCATTTCTTGTTAATAATTTTGAACAAGATATTCCAGCTACGACAACGAGAATAGAGGTTATAGATAAGGATGGAAAATCTTATAGTAACTATGACTGTGATAGAATAAAACTTTACTTTAAGGATGAAGGTTTAACTATGAGAGTTGT